TCACAATATATTTCTGTTCTTACCGTGCTATATAATTTGCTTTTGGGCATAATACAAAATTCCTCTTCGTTTTTATTTTTATCTTTCTTCTGACTTTTCTCTGTGATTTTTGGGTAAGGATTAAAACTATTACTTAAATCTGTTACTATCATTTCTTATCCCATTCTTTCAATAAACTATCTATTTCTGCTTGTGGTTTTGTTTCTATTCCATAAGGTTTACAATCTTGTACTACTCCATCTATAAGTCTTGCCATTTGCTTACTATTAAACGAACTTGATCCATAATAAGCATTAATAATTTTAAACTCTGTATCCCCTATGTATGTTGTATCTGCTATTTCACAAAACCAAGCTATCCCTTGTGCTGTCCACATTTTTTCAAATGTCTTAATATTTTCTGTTTCTATCTTAAATCTTCTAAATATTCCTAATTCTTTTACTCTTCTTTTGTATTCTTCTATTGTATCTATTTCTGCTAAATCGCATAATTCTTGTAAAAGTTTCCAGAAATAATTATTTGCATTAGTTGTTCTTTTCTTTATGTATCTCTTAGCTTCTATTTTTAGTTTTAGACCTTTTAATTGCTCTATGTCTGATAACTTGTCTTTATTATTAATTAAAAAGCTTATTTTTGGCTTTCCTGTCTTGTAATCTATATTTATTTCTTCTAATGTTCCTGTAGTTTGCATTTAACCACCTACTTACTCAACTACCTCAAAAGGATCTTTGTATTCTTCTTTATTTTGTTCTTTATTCGGCATTTGTGATGTTTGTTTACTTGCGTCTTCCAATATCATTTGTAATGCTTTCTTTATTACTGGGTCTGTTTTTTCATTTCCATATAGCCAATCGCAATAATTACTATCTTTATGTACTAAATCTATCAACGTTGTGCCTTTGTATTTTCCAAAACTTAATTTTAAATTTTTAGCTTGTTCTATAGTTAATGTTGCATCTTGTTCTTGTTGTATAAAATCTCCCATATCTTCAATATCTTGTGTAAATACTTCACTTAAACTAGCTACTTGTAAAACTGCATCTATGAAAGCTCTTTTCTTTGCCATTTTTAATATTGTATTTACTAAACTACATATATCAGGATTATTAATTTTGTATCTAACTCGTCCGTATTTGTCTGTATATTCTTCACTTTGCCCTATATATGTTTCTGGTATTGTGTCTACATTTACAAATCTATATTTCTTTTCTTTACTATTACAACTTCCGACTCCTTGTGCTACTGGTTGTCTATTTCTGAATAAAGTACATCTGATGTTATAACTAAAAAATTCTTTGTCATAATCTTCTGTTGTTTGTAAAAACTCATACTCAGGATTTAAACCAAACAACATGCAAATTTTTTCTCCACCTGGTTTTAATAAAGTTGGTTTGCTTGTCCCTGGTACTTCTCCAAAGTCATGACCTTTTTTTAATGTTTTTTGTACTACATTTTGCATTTGTTGTATTTTTGCCATTGTATTTGCTATATTATCTATTTCTACCGTTTCTATAATGCTTAAAGCATTTATTTCATTATTCATATTGGTATCCTCCATCTAATAAATATTGTTTTAATTTTTTTAATTTAACTGCTGTTCCTGTTACTGTAAAAGTTATCGTATATGTCTTTTCTTCTTTCTTATTAAAAACATTTTCTAGTTGCTTGTAACTTTCTTCTGTTATCTCATGATTTTCATTGCTTACTATAGTTATTTTTTCTTCTTGTTTTGCCTTTTCTTCTTCAATAGCTTTGAATCTATTTGTTACTGTTGTTATTGCCTGTGCTACATTTAATGTCTGTTTATATTCGACTAATATTTCTGCTTTATGTTCTTGTGTTTCGATTAGTTTCAAATCATCTACTATTTTGTCTATAAATTGTTTTGCTTGTTCTTTTAAACTTTTCATACTTGCTGATAATGTTACATTTATTCTTGCTTGTTCATATTTGATAAAATCAATGTTATTTGCTGTTTTATATTCTTCGAAATAATCTTTTACTTCTTGTTCTTTTTTTGTTTTTAATTCACTTTCAACACTATCTACTTTTTGTTTTAAATCATTGTCAGCACTTCTATACTTTTCTGATATGTATTCCCTATATATGTTTTCGAATTTCATGTATGGTGCTAATATTTCTTCTTTTACTGCCTTTCTTTGTTTTTCTACTTCCTTAAATTCTTTGTTTAAATCTGCTCTTACTTGTTTTATTGTTTTTACGTTTTCTTCTGTACAAATTAATCCTTTTGCGTTTTCTACCTTTTTGTCTACTTCTATTGATAATTCTTTTAAATGTTCCTCTATTTGAGGTAATTGCTTTATAATGATTAAATCTTGCATTACTCTTCCCTCCATCTATCATCTTCATAGCATTCTTCTGCTATTAATTCGAATATATTTCCTTCTTCATCATTTTCTATGTAATCTTCCATAATTCTCCTTTGACATATTTACTTTTTCGTGCTAAAATATAAGTAAATATGAATTTATTTATGTATTTATATTTGAACTAGTTTATTGATTGGTAGTCGCTAACTAGTTCTTTTATTTTGCTTAAAACGGCTTTTTCATTGTTGTATTTATTTGAATTTACTAGTCTTTCAATTCTGCTTATCAAGTCCCTTTGCTCTTCATTTTCGAATCTTAAATCTTTATTTTCTTCATGTAATACCTTTGCTTGTCCTTCCATATCTTTTATTAAGATATCTCTGTTATGTATCATTGATTTTTGATTTAATATCTTTCTATCTTTTTTAGTTAACATCTCTCTTCACTCCTTTCTAATAAATACTGTTTTGACAAAATGCCCATACTGAAAACGCTACTGTTGCTATGTATAAACTGCTATATACTACTGCTTGTCCTATAAGTTGATATAGTTTGTTTTTGTTTAGTTTTCTTTTCATTTGTTTTCCTCCTTTTATTTGTTTTCCACCTATGTTATAATTCTATCGAAAGGTGGTGGTTAGTTATGTCTAATGAACAACGTGCTCACGATTTAGCTATATGTATGCTAAGTAGAACTGATATTATTTATGATGACATGGATAATGTTCCATTTGACTTTTATAAAAAATATCAGGAAATATATAAGATTGCTCTACAATCTTTTAATCGTGATTATCCAAATGGATTATAATTTTGGTATAGATGGTTGAATTATTTTACCTACTTTTTCGCCATCTATTTTTATTTCTACTTTTTGCACTTCTTCTTTGATTTGATTTAACTGTTGTTTTGAAAATGCTTTATCTGTTGATTGAAATTCTTTAATAAATTCTTTAATTTCTTGTATAGAACCTTCAATTTTCATTTGTTTTACTCCTCTCTTATTTATTTTCATTTCTTTTTAAATCGTTTTGAGCCATTCTTATGAAAACCTTTGCTATCTGTTCGTAAATTTCTTCTTTTTCTTCCTCTGTAGTTTCTGGATGATAACTTGTTACTTTATACTCACTCTTCATAAGACCAACTCCTTTCTTAATTTTTATTCATATTGCTTGTACCTATTGTTTTTGTTTATCATGTTAAACTTAATTGATAAAAAAAATATTTGATACTTTTTCTCCTAATGCTGTAGCAATTTTTTCTAGTGTGATATTGGTTGTAACCTCTTTCTTTTCTGTTTCTAATTCAGATATTGTTGTTCTTGAAATTCCAGATTTTTCTGATAATTCTTCTTGTGAAATTCCCTTTTTCTCCCTTGCTTCTCTTAACCTATTTTTCATTATTTCACCTCGCTTTGTTTAACTTGTTGAACAGATTATATATCTATCTTTTTTGTTTGTCAAGCATATTTAACAAAAAAATATATATTTTTTTTGACTTTTTGTTTAATATGCTGTACAATATAGACATATCAATAGATAGGAGATTTAGAAATGTTTTTAGGAGAAATTATTAAAAAATATAGAAAAGAAAACAATTTATCTTTGAGAGCTTTTGCTAGTAAATGCGGTTTAAGTTATACTTATATTTCTATGTTGGAAAAAAATATAGATTATAGGACTGGAAAACCAATTGCACCTACTTTAGACAGTGTGAAGTATATATCAAATGCAATGAATATACCTATAGATGACTTACTAAAAATGTTAGATGATGAACAAGAATTTAAATTAAATGAAGATGTTCTGCCAAACAATTTGAATGTAATCCCAATTTTAGGTACTGTAAAAGCAGGTTATGATTGGTTAGCAGAAGAAAATGTTGTAGATTATGTTACATTAAAAGAAAACATACCTAATATAAAAGAATATTATGCTTTAAAAATAACTGGTGATAGCATGTTGCCACTCCTTTCTGAAGGAGACTTAGTAATAGTCCATGACCAAGATGATGTAGAAAGTGGACAAACTGCAGTTATTCTTATTAATGGCGAAGAGGCTACTGTAAAAAAGGTAGTTAAAACAAATGAAGGTATTGAACTTCATTCTATGAATCCTTATTATCCAGTTAAAAAATTTACTTATGCAGATATGAAAAGTATACCAGTGAAAATAATAGGAAGAGTAAAAGAAGCAAAAATAAAAGGAGCTTTTGAATAGGAGTGATAATATGATAGCAATATATGCAAGACAATCCATAGAAAAAAAGGATAGTGTTAGTATTGAAGCTCAAATAGATAAATGTAAAACTTATTGTGACGGACAAAAATATAAAATATACAAAGACTCTGGTTATTCTGGAAAAAACATAAATAGACCTCAATTTTCAAGCCTGTTAGAAGATATAAAAAAAGGTATTGTAAATCAAGTTATAGCTTACAGGCTAGATCGTATCAGTAGAAGTATTGCAGACTTTTCACAATTATTGATAATGTTTGATGAATACAATGTGGACTTTATCTCTGCTACAGAAAACTTTGATACTAACTCCCCTATGCGGTAGAGCTATGATAAATATAGTTATGACATTTGCTCAATTAGAAAGGGAAACTATTGTTGAACGTGTTACTGATAATTATTATTTTAGAGCCAATAACGGTTACTGGGCTGGTGGATATGCTCCATATGGCTATAAAATAAAGCATATTATTGGAAGTGATGGTAAAAAGCACTCTATTCTTGAAATAGATAAAGGAAAATCTAAAATAGTAAAAAGAATATATAATATGTATATTAATCAAAAAATTAGTATGAGAAAAATTGCTCAACAATTAAATAATGAAAATATTCCAACCTTAAAAAATGGACTTTGGGGAATAAATGCCGTATCTGCTATTCTTTCTAGACCAATTTACACACCTGCAACCGCAAAAATCTATGAATATTTTACTAACTTAGGTTCAAATATAACAAATGATATAGAATACTTTGATGGTAGTATGACTGCAAATTTATACGGGAACGCTAAAAAAAATACAAAAGTTAAAGCTTTAAGGAATTATGATGAAATGTATCTCTCGTTAATAAATTGTTCTCCTATTATTTCTAATGAGGATTGGTTTAAAGCTCAAAAAATAAAAGGAACAACTAAACATTTGCCACCAAGAACTAATACTTCTAAAATTTCATTCTTATGTGGATTAGTTAAGTGTGGAAAATGTGGTCGAAACTTAGTAACTCAAGGTTGCAAAAATAGATACGGAACTCAATATCATTATTTAATATGTACTAACAAAAGAAGCTTTGGAGCTTCTGCTTGTAATAATAAAATGATAGATGTTTCTAAATTAGAAAAACTCGTACTATCAGACATAAAGCAATATTTTAATTCAGACAGCATAATAAATAAAGTTAATAAGTATATTAAAGACAATGAAAGTAAAGATATCGAACTTTTAACTAAAAAAGAAAAGCTAGAAAATGATATTGTTAAGTTAAATTTACAAATAGACAAACTTATCAATTCTATTGCTGAATCTAATGAATTTACTCTAAAATATATAAATAAAAAAATAGAAGAAATAGAAATTGAAAAACAAAATAAATTAAAAGAAATCTCTTCTTTGAATTTACCCAATAATAACAATGACGAACTATTAGACTATATAAAAAATATAAATGAGAAATTAAATTCTAACGATTTTAACGAGTTAAAAATTCTATGCAAAGCATTAATTGAAAAAATAGTTGTAACCGATAAAAATATAGACATACACTACAAAATATAGTGTATGTTTTTTTGATTTTAATATATCATTATTAAAAACCAAGATTTTTGCCATAATAAAAAATCCTCCCATTTATATACTATTT